AAGGTAGTACTACAAGGTCTAGAGTATGTATACCAAGCTGTACTAAAAGCTAGGAAAGGTAACATGGATGCACTAGATAGTGCTAAGTTTATACTAGAGCTAATGATGGATAAGCCAGAAGCAGGGAAGGAGAATGAGTGATGCTACATCACAGAGCGAAAGACCTACACATTGAAGATCTTCTCAACCAGATACGTGAAGAGACTGTTATTATTAATGGAGCAACTGGTAGAATTGTAAGATTACAATCTGAAATTTACAAAGTGCAAAAGCATAAAGAGAAGTTAGATAATAGTTTCAAGGAGAATGAACAATGATAATATTAGAAGATGAGATGAGCAAACAGAAGCTAACAACTATGGGTGTGTGGATAGAACTACAAGAGCCTAGTGACGAGTACACTGCACAAGAGATAGTCGATAATGCTAACAAGATGCTTAACAAGTTAGGTGTAAAGGGTAATAGGTTTGCAGCTAACAAAGAACGTAAGTATGGTACTCACTACCTGCACGTTCAAAGTGATGGGCAATTTAGTTATATGGAATCACATGGGCATTGGTTTAATTTAGAATACTTAGCAAAGGAGAATAACAATGACAGTTAATGAACTAATAATACATATGCTAAGACACTATCAGCTAGACAATCGAGTGCTAGTACACACAGAAACTAATGGAGCACTACTATTCTGTGAGGCTGTAGCTATCCACAGGATTGACAAAGATACTATAGCCATAGTAGGTAAGAAGGGCGAGGATGATGAAGCTTAACTTAGACGTACAAGATAGACTAAGACTAGCACATGCATCTGTCTGCAAGGAGGAGAACAAAAGGATGCGTGAAGTATTCAACATGAGAACCTATAAGGAAGGTGATCAGTGGACACAACAAAAGAACAGACAAGTAACTGGAGCTAAGGGAGGTAAACAGAATAACCTCAAGAGGCTATGGGTTAAAGAGAGGACAACAAGATGATGTATGGTGACAAAGAAATACAGACATATGAAATGTCTCAGGCTTTATACTTTTATGAACAAGGCTATGCAGTTTATATAGCTCACCCTCTTGAAGAAGATGATGATGATAAAATGAATAGTGAACAAGAAATAATAGAAGGCGATGGGCATTTATTTATAATTAAATAGAGGACAACAAGATGATTAAACTACACTTAACGAACCGGCATGGAGGTACACCTTTACACATGTATCTCAAAGGAAACTTTACTATGTATGAGAGGTATGATCACAGCAAACCTAACGCAATTACTGTAATCATGGATGGTTGCCACAACAACGGAGGTTGGCACGTAGAAGAATCTGTCGAGGAGGTTAATCGTATGATTAGTGAGCAACTTGATTAAGCTACATGGAGTTGGCCCAGATAACATGCACTACAGTCACAACTATTTCGTGATACCTATAGCATACGAAGATACAAAGGATCTCATACTCAACGTACACTACGCCAGACGTATGCCTTCCGTATCGTATGCCTTCGGTTTGTATCGAGGCATGGATGGTCTACAAGGTATATGTACATTCGGTTCACCTGCTTCACCTTGGTTGTGCAAGGGTGTGTGTGGTGAGGAACACAAGTCTAAGGTACTTGAACTCAACAGGGTAGTGCTAGTAAACAACAGACCTAATGAGGCAAGCTTACTTGTAGCTAGATCTATTGCATTACTACCCAAGCCTAAGGTATTAGTAAGCTATGCTGATACAGCACACGATCATGTAGGCTACGTATACCAAGCAACTAATTGGTTATACACTGGTGCAACCAAGCCTCGCACTGACATAGCTACTGTGAATGGTAAGCATCCCAGACACCATGCAGGTGACAGGACTAAGCGTGTTTACAGATCAGCCAAGCATCGCTATGTGTACATGCATGGCAACAAGAAAGACAAAAGATTACTAACCAAGTGCCTACGTTATGGCACTGAATCATATCCAAAGAAGGAGATCATACAATGAGTGGAGATAAAGTACCTGACCTAGATGAGAATGGTAAGTTTGTATGGTATGAGCCCAACATACCGGAGGGCTTTACCGACATACGATTATGGGACGTTGTGTTCACAGTACACGATGACAATGGCGACCCCGTTGAGAGGCCTGACGGAGGCATAATGTTTTACACTGCACCCAAGCTAGACTTTGGTAGCTGTGAGAATGACGTAGAATTAGACGACTTAGTACAAGAGGAGTATTAACATGAAGAACAAACCTTACTACCGAAGCAAACCCGTAACAGTACAAGCACGTAAAGACAGACGTGATGACATCATAGCCAAGATAGCTACAGTAATATTTGTAGGCTTTGCTTTTATCGGCATGGGATATATCTTTTCCCTTGCTATATTTTCACTATCCAAATTGTTTTAAGAGGAGACAAACACATGACTAAATATAATCTATGCGTAACGCACAACGACAGGCTGTGTAGGATCACTACATGCAAGACACCTCAAGGTGCTAACTTAATGTTAGAGATACTCCGACGAGTATATACTAAGTATGACTTCGAGATATCAGAGAAGTCAGTACATACAGATCTAGCTGACATGGATTCAGAACTACAACAAGACTTACGACACGTACTACTTAACCCTTACGAATACCGAGGCACTGAGTCTCGCTTCGTTGTAATAGATGGAGGTGTATGATGCCTATCAGTACAACACTAGAACTTAGGTTACTTAAGATGGTAAAGCAAAGCTTTGCTCGTTCAGACATGAGTGACGACACAGAAATGAAAAAACTACTTAAAGATATAGAAGTTAACCTGAAGGAGAATAACAAATGAAGAATCATACCCGACCAACAAAGAAGTTTAGTCAGAAGAGATACATAACCTTAACAAAGGATGACACACTTAAGGTTCTTAGTTTGTACAACACAATCAACAACATGCTCAATGATGTAGGTGAGACACTAGATATAGATCTAAGTATGCTTAAAGACTTGAGGAGTAAGAGTAGTACTATAGATGATATCTTTAACTTTCGAGGTAAGGTTCAAGACAATGGTGACGTATGGCACTGGGCTGATAGTGTACTACCAGATGATGACAAGGCGTATTACTACCATGAGACAGACTAATAGTGCTTGTATGGTTTGAGACATTAATAAAATGGATAGTAATATTAATAGTAATATATGTACTCTTCGGAGTAGGTAGTGGTATACTTTAGAAAGGAGAATGAATGGAACTTAAACCCAGTAATACTATTGAGTATGCGTGTGAATACTACATGCGAACACCTAAGTATTCTGCTTTAAGTCAGCGTAGCAAGTATGACTATGATTTAAATCTGCGTCATGCTTGCGCTACCAAGGTGCAAAACAATAAAGCTATAGGTAATATCAAACTAAAAGATCTTAAGTTTAAACATATAACATTAGGTTATGATACTTGGTTGGAGAACAAGGGTATACGTCAGGCTAACTACATAGCTACATGTATTGGTATTGTATTTAATACAGCCATACGACATGAGGCATTGCTTAGTAACCCCGTATCCCTTCTCCAACGCACCAAGGAGAAGAAACGTAAGACTAAGTGGACAGAGGCACAGGTTAAAACATTCTTAGATACAGCTTATAGTAACTGGGAATGGCGTAGCATCGGACTGATTGTACACATGGCATACGAGTGGGCTCAACGTGTAGGTGATATGCGTTTACTTACATGGAACAACCTTGACCTTGAAGACAAACGTTTAGACTTAGAACAAAGTAAACGTAGGGCGGATGTACACTTACCTATTAGTGATACGTTATGTAGTATGCTACTACAACAAGAGAAAGACTTTGGCTTCCAACCATATGTAGCACCTCGACCAGAGGTTTATAACGGTGTATACACAGCGTATGGTTCAACAGATATACATAAGTTAGTGAATGAGGTTAAGGATATTGCAGGGCTACCTAAAGAATTAACTGCATTAGACTTACGTAGAACAGGCATCACTGAGATGGTAGAGGCAGGGGTAGACACACTAGGTATCATGCAGGTTAGTGGACACACTAATCCTCAGAGTGTTAAGCCTTACTTAGTCAACACATTCAAGGGTGCAAGTACAGCACTAAACAAAAGGAGCAGTAACAAATGAACATAAAACATTTTGTAGATGGGCTATGTCTAAGTGAAGGAGATAGTACACGCATGTCCTGCCCTAACTGTAATGGTAACAATACTTTTACTGCATCAAAGGATGGAGGTATCGTTGTGTACAACTGTTACAAGCTAGGGTGTGGTGTACGTGGTGCAGTTACTACAGGCATGACTGCCTTGGAGGTACGTAACCATATGCAAAACAGAGACATACCTATACGCAAACAACTAGAGCCTATGGCTTACCCTGAGTATGTAGTTAACCCTACGCTTGAGCACGTACTACTACACAAGTTTACTAAGCGTTGGGATCTAATCAATGAAGACATATTGTATGACGTTAAAGATAGACGAGCTGTCTTTCCTATAGTTGACAAAGGCGTAGTAGTAGATGCAGTAGGTCGTGCCTTGGATGGTGCTGTGCCTAAGTGGTACAGGTACACAGGTAATGCCTCTGTATACAAACGAGTACTAGGTAAACCCAATGGCGTGTGCGTGGTAGTTGAGGATGTTATCAGTGCTATAGCAGTAGCTCAGATTTCCCCTAACACTACAGGCGTAGCTATCTTAGGTACGTCATTAGGTCTAGCTCAAATGGAACACATAGGAGATTTCTATAAGGTTATCATAGGGTTAGACCCCGATGCTATGACGAAGACGTTAGCCTACAAGAGAGAGGTAGAGGCGTGGACAGGTAAATCAGTTAAGGCATTGAGACTTGACGATGATATAAAATATAAGTTAGATACAGATAGAGAACGATTGAAGGAGATGATAAATGATCTATGAGTATGCTATATGGGTGGCTGTTATTATGTATGCCTTGGGTGCTATACTACTCATGAACATACTTGATTCTGTACACAGAGAAGATCGTAATGCACCTATAAGGTTAGCATTGATGTGGCCTTACGTAGCCATAAGAATAATTATAGATCGTATAATATATGGAGATGATAAATGATGGAGCTCGCACTCATTAGAACTTTGATGAACAAGGAGTTCTACGATAACAACAAGGGTATAAGGTGTCCTGATGAGTTGTTCAGTAAAGATGTTCGTAAGATGAAGCAGACGCTAGACTATGCCATGACTACGTATGAACGTAGCCTGACTGCATCAGAGTTAGAGGCTTTGTTCTTTGCTAACAACAGTACTATGACTACTGCTACCAAGCAGGTGTACACTGATTTGTTTAAACGTATAGCTCGTGAACAACCTATGAACCAAGACATAGCTGATGAGGTATTGTCTAAACTATTCCAACAGGTACTAGGTAATCAGGTAGCTAACATAGGATTTGATTATGTTAATGGATCTCTTGATAGCCTTGAACCTTTACGTAACTTAGTAAAGAAATATCAGGATGACTTCACGCCTAACTTAAACATAGAGTTCGGTGATATAACTATTGATCACTTACTTAAAGCTAATGCCATACAGTCTCAATGGAAGTTTAATATACCTAGCCTATCACGACAGGTAGAAGGTATCAGCGGTGGTCACTTAGTTATCGTAGGTGCTAGGCCTAACACAGGTAAGACAAGCTTTCATGCATCTCTGTTAGGTGCACCTGATGGCTTTGCATCTCAAGGTGCTAAGTGTTTGATACTGTGCAACGAGGAATCATATGAACGTGTAGGTGCACGTTACCTGAGTGCCGCATCAAGCCTATCTATGGAAGAGGTCAAGGGTAACTATGCCCTAGCCGCAACAAGGTATGAGCCTGTGCGAGAGCAGATCAATTTGTATGACAGTACAGGTAAGGACATGGCGTGGGTAGAAGCTATCATCAAAGCTTACCGTCCTGATATAGTTGTATTAGATATGGGAGATAAGTTTGCCGTTAAGAGTAGCGACAAGTCAGATGTGTACCTTAAGAATGCGGCTATCCATGCACGTAATATAGCTAAGCAATATGATTGTGCTATCATATGGATGTCTCAGTTATCTGCCGCAGCAGAAGGTATGGTCAATCCTGATCAGTCTATGCTTGAGGGATCTAAGACAGGCAAGGCGGCTGAGGCTGACCTTATGGTGCTTATATCTAAGAACCCTGTACTAGCTGACACCGCCGATGATGCAGATGATTCGCAAAGATATTTAGTTATAGCTAAGAATAAGCTACAAGGAGGATGGCATGGTAAGATTACATGTACATTAGATGGGGCTAGGTCACAGTACTTAGCATAGAAAGGAGTAGACTATGGAATTAGTTCTTGATGTAGAGAACACAGTCACACATAGGGGTGGCAAGATGCACCTCGATCCTTTCGAGGCAACCAATAAGTTAGTACAGGTAGGTGTACAGGAAGTTGTATCAGGCAACCAAGCTATATATAACTTTGATCACACTGAAGCTAATGACTATGATGGTAGTCAAGCTAAAGCACTACAAGATTATCTAGATAGAACAACGCTACTTATCCTACACAACGGGCAACACGATATGCCTTGGCTATGGGAGAGTGGGTTCAAGTATGATGGTCTTATATATGACACCATGTTAGCTGAGTATGTACTAATGAGAGGCAATCATATTGAGATGACATACACCGGGGCTTTCAAGAAGAAGTCACTGGCGTTAGGTGAGTGTGCTATAAGACGTAAGCTAGACTTTCAGAAGGATGACACACTAAAGAAATACTTTAAGGATGGTTACAACACTAACGAGATACCACTCAAGGAACTTACGTACTACTTACAGTGTGATCTATCTACT